AAGGGACAGATGGGCTATGGCCTCCCATACGCTGTTTGGCAGTCGCCATATGGCACGCCTGAGAACTACCTTAATCAACTGCCAGATATTGATAATGTAGCCGCTCAGATTGATGTTTATGCCCAAACGCTAGATTCTGCTAGGTTGGCTGCCCGAGCTATTCGAGATGCAGTAGAGCCATACGGGCATGTTGTTTCGTATAATGGCGAGGAGAAAGACGGCCCAACCGGGCTATATAGGTTCGGATTTACTGTAGAGTTCTGGCAAAAACATTAGTAGTTACACCAATACGCCATAAGGCGTCGTTTCCCAAGAAGAAGGAATTAAAATATGGCACAGAAAACTCAGGGGACGATGCTGTATGTCATCGACCCAGTTGGCGATGAGGTTTTGGAAGTTGGTTGCATTACCAATATCTCTGGCCTGGATAGCACTTTGGAGCAGATTGAGACAACCTGTCTTTCTGCGGACGCGCGCACTTATGTTGCTGGCTTGGCAACCCCCGGCACTGCGACCTTCACGATCAATGCTGATTCGGAAGATGAGTCACATGTTCGCCTGCATCAGTTGAAGAAGACGGGTGAAAACCTGCTTTGGGCAATCGGTTGGTCGGACGGCACTGTGCCGCCGACTGTTGATGTTGGCCCGCCCGTTGGATTTACGCTGCCCGCTACTCGTTCGTGGATTACCTTTGAGGGGTTCATGAACGCATTTAGCTTTGACTTCAGCCAGAATGCTGTTGTCACGTCGAGCATCGGCATCCAGATTTCTGGCGATCCGGATTGGATTCAGAAGTCTGCTTGATTTTTACGGGGCGGTCTGCGGGGTGTTTCTCGCCGTTTCACTTCCCGCGCCCCACCTACTAAAACGGTGAAATATATGACCTTGACTCTTAGTGATCTTAATAACTCGGGCGGTTTCATTTCGTCTGCTCCGATCAAACGTACCATTACCTTCAAGCTTGATGATGGCGTTGAACACACCGGTGACATTCACGTTAAGCGCCTGTCCATCGGTGACCACGAGAAGCTGTTCTTGTCGGTTAATGACAAGCAGTCGCGCACCGCCCTGCTCATTTCTGAGGTGATTACCTTGGGTGAAGATGGCAAGGAGCGCATCAGCTTTGAGAAAGCCTACAAGCTGCATCCGGCATTGGCCGCTGAGATGATTAAGGAATACCAGACGGTAAATAACGGTGGCGAAAAAAACTAACGTCCTCCGAGCTAGCGCTGCATGACTTGGCGCTAGCACTCGGGGGCATGACGGTAGAGGAGCTTAAGAATCGCATGTCGCTGGCAGAGCTAAATGATTGGTCAGCGTACATGCGGGTTAACGGGCCTGTTAGCCCTATCCTTCGCAACGATGCGGCAATTGCGCGGCTTGCAGTAAGCATGGCCGGGAAGGGTGCGAAGATGGAGCACTTCATGCCTTGGCCTAAGCGAGAGGAGCCAGAGGAAAACCCGATGATTGTCTTTGAGAAACTTAGGGCAATCGCGTCTCACAATAGGAAAAGCTAATGTACGACACGGGTATCTACGAAATAGTCAATACGACAAATGGATTTCGATATGTTGGCAGTGCTCTGAAAATGCGGAATAGGTGGAGACAGCATATAGCGCAGCTTGGCCAAGGAAGGCACCATAGTCGTTATCTTCAAAGATCGTGGGACAAATATGGCTCTGACTCCTTTAGGTTCAGAGCTATCCTTTGGTGTGCGAAGGGCGACCTGATCCACTATGAGCAGACGGTTATGGATGGACTTTCGCCAGAATACAATGTGGCTCCGGTGGCAGGGTCTCAGCTTGGCTATCGTCATACTGAAAAGACTAGAGAGAAAATGAGGATTTCGAGGGCCAAGACTCCCTCTAGTGGGATGAAGGGAAGAACTCATAGCCCTGAGATTAGAGCTAGGATGAGTGAGTCCAGAAAAGGTAAGGGAGGTGGAGTTTATACTCCCGAAAGAATTGCAAGGTGTGCAACAGCAATGATCGCGTCAAAAAGCGTAATGAATCCAGATAAGGTTAGGCTTGTTCGCTCATTGAGATTGACTGGACTTACCGCCCCAGCCATAGCTGAAATCGTTGGGTGTACCAAACACGTTGTCTACGACATACTAAGAAAACGATGCTTCTCTACGGTGGTTTAAATGGCAAGTAACAGAAGCCTAGGCGTACTTACTATCGATTTGGTCGCAAAGACGGGCGGCTTTGTTGCGGGAATGGACAAGGCTGCAAAGTCGGCTAAGAAAAGTGTTGATAGCATTGCAAAGACCGTTAACAATGCAGCTACCGTCATTGGTGCGGGGATTGCTGCGGCGTCTGTTGTTGTAGCGGCATGGACGAACAACACGATCAATGCCGCTGTCGAGATTGAGCGACTTTCCCAGCTATCCAATACCAGTGCGGAGAACTTCCAGCGCTGGGCAGTTGGCGCATACACGGTTGGTATCGAGCAGCAGAAGCTGGCAGATATTCTTAAAGATACTCAGGATAAGGTCGGCGACTTCATCCAAACGGGTGGCGGCGCGCTTGCTGACTTCTTTGAGAACATTGCTCCAAGGGTTGGCGTAACAGCCGAGCAGTTCCGCAAGCTGTCCGGCCCTGATGCGTTGCAACTCTATGTAAGCAGCCTGGAAAAGGCTAATATCTCGCAAAGCGATATGATCTTCTACCTAGAGGCTATCGCTAGCGATTCTTCATTGCTTCTGCCACTTCTTAAAAATAATGGGGAGGCATTAGGTGAGTGGGCAGATAAAGCTGAGGAACTTGGCGCAATCCTTGGCGAAGATACTATCTATGCCGCGAAAGAGGCTAAGAAAGAGTTCCAGACCTTAGGCCTTGTCTATGAAGGCCTGAAGAATAGGATTGTTGAGCAGCTACTTCCTAGCCTGCTCTCGCTGACTCAGCAGTTCACGGATACCGCACAGGGTACAGCCAAGCTGGATGAAATCAGTAGAGTAGCGTCTACTGGGGTGAAGTTGCTGGCTGTGACCGGCACTGTAGTCGCCGGGGTTTTCAAATCAGTAGGTACGGCTATTGGCGGAGCCGCAGCGGTACTTGAGAGGCTTCTTAACTTTGACCCTGCGGCTGCCTTTAACTTGTCACAGGATGTGTTTAGGGACTTCAATGCCAATCTAATGAAGACTGGCGCAGACGCGGCCAAGATTTGGAACGGAAGCGTTAATGCAATCCTCATGGAGCCACCGCCTGCTCCGGATACTAGCGGTCTTTCAAAGGGATTTGAGAAAGAGTCCAAGAAGATAGTATCTGATTTTGAGAAGGCTCAGAATAAGATTCAGGATATTCTTGACGGCATTTCAGAAGATGTTGCCACTTACGGGCTAACTAGTTCTGAAAAAACCATCTTTGGCCTGATGGCACTTGGTGCGTCTGACGCCCAGATAGAGGTGGCTAGGCTGAAGTTGGCTACGCTGGATTGGCTAGACGCTACCGTAGCTGGAATGGAAGAGATTGAGAGGTACGAACAAGAGCGCCAAGAGCGTTCCAATGATGTACTCCGCTCCATCCAAGAAGAAATTGACTTGATGGGCATGACCATTGAGCAGCAGGAAATATACAATAACCTTAAGTGGGCAGGCGTAGAGGCCGAGTCTGAGAGAGGCAAGGAGATTGCCAAAAATACCGCTCTTCTTCAGGCTCAACGCCAGCAGGTGTCTGACCAAATAAAGGTTATGGATGCAGTAAGGGATGCATCCAAAGGTCTTTTTGTAGACCTTGTTGAGGGTTCTAAGTCTTTCAAGAATGCATTTGTAGATGCTTTGGAATTAATTAGAGATAGGCTCATACAGATTGCTGCTGATAGGTTTATCCAGCAGCTTCTGGGCCAGTCTGGCACTGCTGATACTGGGGCTGCCGGCGGATTTCTGGGAGCATTTGCATCTATATTTAGTAGTGCAATAGGGGGTTCTCGTGCGACAGGCGGGCCAGTCACTGCTGGTCGCCTATATGAAGTTGGAGAAAACGGGCGACCTGAGCTTCTTACCAGTGCAAACGGAAAGCAATATCTGATTCCTGGCAACAACAGCAACGTAACTCCAATGTCGGGTGGCGGAGCATCGGGCACTCCTAACTTCCAAGTGAATATCAATATCACTGACAGTGGTTCATCGACTCAGAGTTCAAGCGGCGAGGCTGAGCAGTCCGCTAAGCAGCTTGTCGGAATGATCGAGGGTGTTGTTAGTCAGTGGTGGGTTAAGCAGAATAGGCCGGGCGGATCGGTCTATAGACAGCGTGTAGGTGCATAATGGCTGATACTTTTACTTGGTGCCCGACTACTAGCTCATCTGCTGTAGCTAATAGCGTAGTAAGGCGCTCACAGTTCGGTGATGGATATGCTCAATCTGCTGCTGATGGTATTAACGCTATACGAAGGACGTGGAGC